CGTATACATTGCTTACCGCGCTCTTTCAATCGAGTCGGTAACCCTATCTGCAAAGCGAGATGAGCCAACGGCGTTTGAGGTTAACTTCCGTCTGCTTCCAGAGGATACAACTGGTAAGTACGGTAAGATCGTTGACCGTCAGTGGACATAACCAACCACTAACGCGAAGCCCACTCAGGAAACTGGGTGGGTTTTCGTGTATGTGATATAATTAATGTACTACACAAAAGGAGATTCAATATGGCTACATCCGTCTATCAGCCAGTAGACGTTGAACTATTCAGTGGAAAGGTGCTTACGCTCCGTCCACTAAAACTGTCGCTTCTTCGTAAGTTTATGAAGGAGTTTGACGGGCTTGGGAAGGTTGCAGATGACAACGACAAGTCTCTGACTAAGATGGTTGACTGCGTTGCAATTGCCATGCAGCAGTATGATCCAGCATTGGCCGAGAACAAGGAAGCCCTGGAAGATGAACTAGACCTACCCACCATTTACAAGATTATTGAGGTGGCATCCGGCATTAAGATGGATGACAGTGACCCAAATCTGGTGGCGGGGCTAAGTGGGTAGACTTAGACCTCGCCGCTCTAGTATCAGAAGCCTTCTTAATTGGACAATGGAAGGACTTTCAAGAGTTGGAGGATTCTTTGTCTATGCCAGAACTCAACGCAGTGCTAATTGAAAGTCGCAGACAGAAAGAGGATGATCGCAGATTCCTCGCTGCGCTACAAGGTGTCGATCTAGACGCTGGCAGAACAGAGGATGAGTTTAAGCGTGTTCAGGAGAATGCTCGTAAACGAGTAGAGGAAATGACCGGACAGAAACTTGCAGACCCTATGATGAGTGATTTCATTAGCAATGGAATTGATGTTGAAACGGTGGTCGAAGTAACAAATGGCTAGCGTAACAGCCACAATCAATGTTCAAATTAATGCAGCGAATGCTGCTGCTCAACTGACTGCTCTTCAGAGCAAGGTTGCAGCAATGAACAAGGGTATGTTGGCTGCTACTGCTGGCGGGGTAATGGCACAGGAAAAGGCCATTCGCCGTATGGGAACAATCCTTAGCGGAAGCGGGATGTTCACCACTGGTATTCGTAACGTTCACACAGAACTAGGACGAATGCACCAAGAGTTTGATAGGGGTTCTACAAGTCTACAGAACTATCGCAAGAACTCTCGCATGTGGGGCAAAGACCACTCTAACATTAACAGAATGGCTGCTGACCGCGTAAGAATGCTTCAGAGCCAGTACGTTGCTCTTGGTAAGGAAATGAACGGCGTACAGAAAGCCATGCAGATCAAGCCTGACCGCATGATGCGCGAATTCGGTGCCGACGCTGAATACGCCCACCAGAGGGCAATGCTGTTCCGCAGAAACCTGCAAATGGGATCGACAGCACTTGTAAACTGGGGTAAGAATACTCAGTGGGCTGGTCGTCAGATGATGGTCGGTATGGGTATTCCCATTGCCATCGCTGCTGCCGGGGCGGTAAAGGCGTTCAACGACATTGAAAAGTCAAGCATTGCCTTCAAGCGTGTATATGGAGATGCCACTACATCAGTAGCAGAGAAGTCTCAGATGCTCGTTAAGGTTCAGAAGACTGTCGGAAATGAAATGATGAAGTACGGCATTGCAATGTCTGACACTCTAGACGTTTCCGCTAAGGCTGCTGCTACTGGTGCGCGGGGTGCTGATTTGATTGCCGCTACGCGAGAGACTATGCGCTTGGCTACCTTGGGTAACATGGATTACAACAAGGCTTTGGAAGCGACTATTGCTATGCAGACAGCGTTCAATATCAATTCTAAGGATATGGCTAAGACTACGGATTTCCTGAACGCTGTTGAAAACCAGACAATTCTTAGCATGGAGGATATGGCTCTTGCCGTACCTCGTGTTGCTCCTGTTATCAAGGGCTTGGGCGGTAACGTTGAAGAACTAGCCATTATGATGACTGCGCTTCGCCAGGGTGGTGTAAGCGCTGAGCAAGGTGCTAACGCCCTTAAGAGCGGTTTGGGTTCTTTGCTTAACCCAACTGGTACTGCTATTGAGCAGTTCGACCAGATGGGCGTTAACCTTAAGAAGATTGTAGAGACAAACAAGGGCGATCTTATTGGTACTATTCAGGGTCTTGGCAAGGCACTTGACAGTCTATCCAAGTATGACCGCCAGAGAGCGTTAGAATCTTTGTTCGGTAAGTACCAGTACGCTCGTATGGGTGCGCTTCTCAAGAACATTAACAGCAAAGCCGTAAAAGAAACAATGCGCCTTGCTAAGGCTGGTAATGCTGAACTTGCCAAGATGAGTGAGCAGGAGTTGGGGCAGATTTCTGACTCCCCGATGATCAAACTCAAGGCTTCTATTGAAGAATTGAAGGCCGCTGCCGCCCCGCTAGGTGCGCTATTCTCTGAGATTGCTGCCAAGATTGTTAGTTTTGCTACGCCAGTAGTAAGTTTCTTTGCTAATAACGACGCAGCAAAGTGGGGGCTTGTGGTTGGAGCGGGTCTTGCAGCACTTGCTGGTACATTGACGATGATCATTGGTGTGTTCGCAAACTTCGCAGGTAGCATGGTGAAGGCTGGAATGGCAGTAAGAACATTCTTCAGATTTATTACCGGACAAAGAAGCCTTGCGTATGTAACTACAGATGGTCTAGAAGCGTCTGCCGCTGCTAACTCACTAGCCACCGCCGCCGAAAGAGCCGCTGGTGGAATGATGGCAGAGGCTAAGGCTGCTCAATTACTTACATCTCAACTTGAAGCGCTAATTGCTGCACAGAATGGTGCTGCTGCTACGTCAAGACGACCGGGAACTGGGCCGGGGGGAGTCCCAACGGTTCCTGGGGGGCCAAATGTACCCGTTCCATCTGCACCAGCGGTTGCTATGTCTCCAACAAAAAAGGCCGCTGCTTACCAGTTGGCGTTGAGAGATGTTCAGCGAGCGCACCTCGGAGGTGCCCAACTATTAGATCAGTCACAGGTTGCTGCTGCTCGTGGCGTTGCACAAACCGCTAGGGCAAGAGAGGTGTTGTCTAACTTAGCGCCAGGGGCACAGGTCTATGGACAGAATAACAGGGTGTTCATGGGGTCTAAGGACTTTAACAATGCAACTAAGTCTGGAATGTCTGCCGCTCAGTGGGCATCGACTATGCGATCTCAAGGTGCCAACTATACAACATCTAGTTTAATGAGTACCATTGCAAGCAACCTTGGCATTTCTGGTCTAGACGCTCAGGCAAAGTGGGCACGTAGCCCAGAGGGGCGGAAACTACGCAATGCAATCTTTGAGGGTGTTGTGGGTGACATTGAGCGTTTAGGGCCAGACGCAATGGTGTCTGACAATGGAACCTTAAAAGATGGTGGAACGGGTCACTCTATTCAAAAAATAGCAGATGCTGCTATTGCAAGAGAGGTAGCGGCGTTCAGACCAGAGGTTCAAGAGGCTGTGAGAAAGACTGGCGAAATAGGGCGAGTGATGGTAACCGATCCATCTGGCAAGCCTGGAAACTGGTATACGCTTGGTGCCCCAGATGTTCATGGGACACAGTACGATGCGCCAACTAAAAGCGGCGGCGTAAAGGTTGGTGATTTGCCTGACAAGTTTGACGGTAGAGAAGGCTTCGGAGGCGTACCAACCGTAGTGACAGATAGCGATGGAAAGCCAGTAGCAAAGGTTGTACCACAGAGCAGTCCAGAGGGAAGGAAAATATCGGCATCATCTGCCTATACCCCAGGCGGAACCAAGGGTGTTACGTACAGCGCTTCGCAACTGCAACAGGCTGCTACAAGAGCACGAGCGCCAATTCCATCTCCCACCGCTGGGACAGCCGGAACAGTGCAGCAGGGCAGAATGGGAACTCGCGGTATGGGCCTTATGGGCGCTGGTATGCTCGCACAAACAGCAATTATGGGACTGGAAATGGCTGGCAAGGAGGTTCCAAACGCTGTAAACTTTGCAGTAAACGGCCTAATGGGTATTGGTATGGCCTCTATGTTCTTCCCAGATATGATGCCAAAACTCGCTACTGGCCTTTCGACTGTTGCTGCTAGCCTTGGGCCGCTTGGAATTGCAATCGGTGCCACGGCTGCCGTAGTCGGTGGAGGTATCATCCTGTGGAAGAAGTTTAACGACAACACAAGGCAAAGAGGGATTGACCTTGGTAGAGCACTAAATAGCACAACTGAGTATATAGAAGAAACTGGAAATGCTTTTGGTAGAACGAGTTACGTAACGAAGAGGGCAGCAGAAGAAGCAGGCGTATCTACAGAACAACTCAATGCTGCACAGCAATACTTGCAGTCTGACATTGGTCGTAAGTTTGTTGAAGACTATGCTAGTACAGCATCCCAATCAAACTTTGCTATTGCTGGATCATCTGCCGCTGCGAAAATTGCATCCTATGTTGTAAATGGAGTAATGGGAACTAGAGATGTAAAGTCGTTCCTGGCCGCTCTGAAGGTAGAAGACCCGACAATGGGTAATATAATCGCATCACAGATGCCGGGTCTGCTTGGAAAGGGTATGAAGAATAATCCTGCACAAGTAGCACAAAACATTCTTGCCCAGCAGCAGTCGAACACCAATGCAACCAGCCAATTCCTTTCTAATGCGCTCAAGGCGCAACTAGAGCAAGTGCCAAACGAGTCTGGCGGTGTAACTGCTGGTGGAACTAAGAATCCTGGTTTTTGGGGTATGCTCGCAAGTGGTGGTCTTGGAGGAGCTGGTGCTGCTCCTACTGCCGCGTCAGGTCTGGCTCAGGGAACATCAAGTTTTGTTCAGGCTCGTGCTGGCTTAAATGCTAATGCTGGCCTTCTTGCCTCTGCTAACATCTCACAGGTTCAAACAGCACTACAAAATAGACTTGCTATTGAAGCCCAGATCAACTCCCTTATTGACGAAAGAAGCAGGCTTGCAAAGAAAGAAAAAGGCGGGTCGCTTGACGCGCAGCAAACAAAGCGCCTTGCGTACTTAAGAAAGAGCCTGCCACAACTACAGTCAGACTTCAAGAACTTTACTGCTCAAACAGATGCATCTGCAAAGAGCATGGCTGGAATGTGGGAAGCCGCTGACCCCGGCGCAAGGACAGAAATGCTCAAGAGCGCTGGGAAGATGCTGAAGGATTCTGGCGATACGAACAAAATCTTGGCAGAGGGTGTCATCTCCACTAGCGATATGGAAGATGGCAATAAGTTCAAGATGATGACTGACCTTGCATCTGGTGGTATTGATTCTGCTGGATTTGTAAACATGTTTAACAACTCTAAGAATGGCGTTCAAGGCGTTAGCGATGCTCTGAACGGCCTTCCAGTCACAAAACTTCAGGAGTTTACGCAGGGTGTTGGATCGCTACAAAACCCAACCAAGGCTCTTACTAACTTCGGTTCTGCATTCAAAGAGGTGGGCAAGCAGGCTGGATTGACTAAGCCACAAATGGAGCAGGTAGTTGAGGCGATTGGTGGCCCAGGTGCGCTAGCGAAGTATAACAACGCTAGCAAGGAGCAAGAGAAGGTTTCTCAAAACTTGACAAAGGCTCGTAACCTTGCCAAGAAAGGCGAAATGGATTCGTTTAATACTGGACGATTTGGTGGTAAGAAATTCCCCAAGGAACTTGTTCAAAACATTAAGCGTCGTGCAGTTGGTGATAAAACACTAGATGATAAGCCGAAGGATCAAGAATTCAAAGTCAAGGCAAAGGCAGATGTAAAGGGTGCGAAGAAAGATGTTGACGATCTTGGAAAGTCAGCGGATAACGTTGGCAAGAAGAAGATCAATATTCAAGCAACCGCAAACGTTGGCGGGGCTAAGAGCAAGATCAAGGGTCTAGGTGCCGCCGACGTTGAGCAGACAGTTAATAGGGTAATTGGCACTGACGAAACCAAGACTCCTGCTGCTCCGCTCATCCAACTTGTCAATAGAATAATTGCAATGGATATGTCGCTCATACCAGCAGCACCACTGGTTCAGCAGATATTGAGAATTCTCACTTTTCGTCCAGAACTCATTCCACCACCTCCGGTTGAGCAGATTGTTCGCAGAAGAGTAGTTGGTGGCTCTGCTACAGGTGGACTGTTTGCCTATGCAAACGGTGGAGTCCACAGTGGCGATGGCAAGGTAATAGGCCCAGGCGGGCCAACTGACGACAAGGTAAACGCCCGTCTTTCTGATGGTGAGTTTGTTATTCGTGCAAGTTCGGTACAGAAGTACGGAACCGCCTTCCTAGATGCGGTGAACCGTGGTATGTACGACAAGAATGGATTTGCTAAGGGTACACCAGGGACTCCGTTGAAGGCAGACGGCCTTGATAAAGACCAGAAGAAAGACTTTGAGGGGATGCTTGGCGAAGCAAAGGGCATTATCAAAGAGGTAGGCGCGTTTTCTAAGATACTTAAGCATGGCCGTGTTCTTCTTGGTGGGCAGATGAAGAAGATGGATGAAGAGTTTGCTAGATATATAGTGGACAACTACAATCCAAAAGAAATTAGAGAAATGTTTAGCGGCAAGAAAGACAAGGGTGCTAAGACTATAGCAAAGAAGTTCGCGGCAGAGCAGCGGCTAGAGGCGCGTACACAACTAAGGCAGTCGATCCTAGAGCGTAAGGCGGCTGAATCGTCATCTAAGGTTGTGGGCTTCGGAGCAAAAGCCAGTGTTCAAAGAAACCTATCCGCTGATGACAAGTTAATGAAATTCTCTAGTCCGAAGAAGTTTAAATCTATGATGAGGCAGCGCGAATTAGCAGAGAGGGCAAATCAAAAAGCGGCATTTAACTCTCAAATCACTGGTTCTGATTCTGCAATCTTTAAGAATCAAGGCCAGGGCAATGCTGCGCTAGCGCAGTCCGTAGAGGCTCTTGGAATTTCATGGACTGATGTTGCAGATAAGATCGCAAACGAAGGCCCAGGGGCAATACAGGAGATTATCGACCTTGGTAATGCAGCAAAAGAATCGGCAGAGGCTTTGGACGTTGCTAAAATGTCGTGGCGAGATGCCCAAAGTGAGATCGCAAGCAACGCCTCTAACGCAGCGCAAATAATTAGGGATGGGGCAGAAGCGAGAGCGCGTGGAAAGTTTAAGGATAACCAAAAAATTGGAATGTCTCAGACTGCGGCAGATGCACTAATCGCAGAAAATGAGGCAAGAAACTCAATAGATCAGGCCAAGATTGACGACGTAAATGAAAAGTATGAAAAGCAACTTGAAATCTTCGATCAGATTAGTCAGCAGCAGCAGGCGATAGCAAACCTTGAACGAGGCCGTCTATCTGTAGCCAACGCATTGTCTCAAGGTGATATTGCTGCGGCAGCAATGGCAGCCCAACAACAGCGTTCTGACACCGCATCGTTCATGCAGGAGCAGATGCGTACTCAGTTAGAAAATCAGCAAAAGGCTCAAACTTTAGCACTACAAGAAGCGATTAACGAAAGGATGAAGCAGTCCCGCGATCTACAAAATGAGATGAACCTTGCTCTTGCCATAGCCGTTAGAGAGCAGGTAGGCGACATTGAAAGGTGGCAGAATCAGGCAGATGCGATTACTGGAAATACTCAGTTGATTACAGATCAGATTGCAGAAATAGAGCGCCGAAATGCCCTACTTGGCACTGTACCGAACCCGAACGCTCCGCAGGTACCTCCCACCACGCCTATTACTGTTCAAGCCCCGGCACCAGTTCCTAGTGGCGGCGGCAAGGGATTTGCCAGGAAAAAGAAGAAGGGCAAGGGTAAAGCCTTCGGAGGTTGGGTTCCCGGCATTGGTAATTCAGACAATGTTCCGCTGCTAGCAACTCCTGGCGAATTCGTTATGCGTAAGGCAGCAGCAGCGCGATTCGGGCCTACTCTACAAGCCATGAACTCTGGATCAATCAAGGACATTGGAGGTTCTGGCGGCGGTGTCAACATTGACAACATCATCTTCAATATCAATGGAGCCAACCTGAACGAAAGAGACATTGCAGATATCGCGGTACGTAAGATGAAGAGTCTTGACTCTGCTACAATTAGAGGTGGAAGATTCTAATGGCTACTAGCGAATACATGGTTGGGCGTAAAACCTATCAGCGACCACAGGCAATCTGCTTTGCAGAGACAGAGCCTATCGAAGAAGGTGGGATGTACGTTCCAGAAGGAACAGAGTTTCTTGATTTCTTAATCCTTTCAGATCATAACCGTGGCCCGATAGATATGGGAGTGACAAGAATAGGCAATCGCAAAAGAACCATTAATGGACGTATGCGCTCATATCACACAGCAGACAAACTCACGATATCTACTTCATGGGATAAACTACCCAGCCGTGGGTGGCCTGTTGGACACAATATCGGGCAGGATGCTGGCATCAATCTAGGCGTAAACCTTGCTGAGTATTCAGACAGATTCACTGTCGATGGGGGTGCCGGGGGCAACGAAATTCTAGAGTGGTACAAAGGACATACAGGATCATTTTGGGTATTGCTAGCGTATGACAGGTATCCAGTTGCAGGAGACTTTACCAGCCTACACAAGTACAACGAGAAGGTTGAGATGTTTCTTACAGATGATTTTTCATATCAAGTTGTACAGCGTGGTGGTAGCAATATGGACTTCTGGAACATCGACCTTAAACTAGAGGAAGCGTAATGTGGCAAAGCCCAGAACTTAAAGAACATTTAGATACATCATCTGTAATCAACGGTGAGTCTGCCGTCTACATGGAGTGGAATCTTAACGACCCAGAGAACATTGATAGGGTAGGTAACTATAGGTTTCGTCACGGAACGACTGGAATATCTGCTACAGCATTCGATGTGTTCGACCCATTCGATGCGGTAGGGGCTTATACAGACGCTACCAATTCAGACATTGTGATCGAAGGCGAGTACGACAACAACAACGACCCAAGCATCTTCACGACTGTAGATGAGAAAATGAAAACTCAATTCTCACTGGACGATTGCTTCACAGCCAACAGGCCGCGTAGCGGTATCAACAAACTCTTGATGCTGCCTGGACGACGCTGGCTGCCAGCCAACAACTACGTTGATGGGCGACCTCGATACTACCCCGGAAGCAAAAGCGATCCGTTCAAGTATTGGACTTCATATAGGACTATATCTCCTGAGAAGGAGCCTAATGCAGCAAACAGATACCCAGGTGGTATTCCAGGGACTATGGAGGTTGGTATCTCTAAGCCTGGGGCTATCAAACTCATTGACGATGCCTGCCCATTCGTGGTATATACAAACACCATCTATGCTAATAGAATTATGATTAAGATGCAAACACACACAGCGTCAGTGCAGGGACAAGATGTGTATGTAGATAGCGTTAACATCGGTGATCCTGTATACGGATATGAGAATCAGCAGACTCCTTCCATATGGAAAGTGCAGGCTCTTAAGAACAATGTGTGGATTGACATATACACTGTAAATGAATCAACGTTGCGCTCTGATGGATCACCGATCATTGGCACTGACGGTCATGTTGAGTTGGCTTATGGTCTGCGCGTTCCGAGCGGGTACAACTATCAAGACAGAGTAACCTCACAGTCTCACCTACCAGACAATCCTTTTGATTATGACGCATACCTAGTAGCAGACGGAACATCTGTCGGATTCCTCTACTTGTACAACGATGGATGGACTATTCAGCCAGCGATCTATGACTGGCACCTTGTAGAGGACGAAGCGACTCCGCTACCAATTGACGATATCAATGCTATGGAGAGGTACACGACTGGACTAGGTGAGAGATACCGCGACATTGATGACATTAATGGATTACGTATTGTAGTAACGGCCATGAATACAGAAGGCTCTACGTTTGACCTTATCGAAATGTCACCACGCCTGCTTGCAGACGTTACTTCAATGGTCACATCATACTCTTCGAAGGCTGCTGTATCGTCAATGTCTGACTCGTCATTGCCAGTGGGATATCTGCTCCCTGGAACTGGTGACGTTCAGATGATGGACACGACCAGCGTATTCAACGATCCAGACAGCATCTTTAGTGGTCTTAACTCGCTCAACATTAAGTTCCTATTCTACGAGAAGATTCGCGGGGTAGATGGGGTAGACTATTCAGTACCTATTAGAACCATGTACACTGAGGGCAATCAGCCAAACATGGATGATCCTCCCAACATTAAGTGGGAGTTGCGCGATGGATATTGGCTGCTTGAAAAGACTAAGGCTCCCTCGCTATTCATGACTAACGTATCAATGTCTGTGGCGGTGGCTACATTGCTTGACTATATCGGATTCTCAAACTATACATTCAAGCGCATTGACAATGAAGAGTTCACCATCCCATTCTTCTACACAAGTGACGAGAAGACTGTAGCAGAAGTCCTTCAAGACCTAGCAAAGGCCGCGCAGTATGCGATGTTCTTTGACGAGTACAACAACCTTGTGATTATGTCTAAAGAGTACTTCCTATCATCCAGCCGTGCCCTTGACGGAACGCTTAGCGGTAACTCAAACACACCGCATATCATAAGCATTGCATCTACTGAGAAGAAGCGATACAACGATGGACGAATTGATTACAATGAGAGATACATTCAAAGGTCTATCTCTAGCCTACAGCAGGCCAACTTTGTAAATCAAGACCAAGCGCTGGTCTACAAGCCAGTGCTCCTATGGGAAGCGAGCGGCACAGAGTTGGTGCGTGCCAATAACGAGATGGGACAGACACAGAGCGCGTTTTCATTGGGTGCCTGCGCCCTGAACATTAGCCTTGACGATCAAATCCCTTACATTGAAAACAACGCTATTAAGAACAATGTGATTGATCTTGGTGAATCTGTATACTGGTTGCCTAGATACAGCGGGTACTTCTATGCAAACGGAGAGATAATCCGGTTCGATGCGGTAGAGTACAGCGTATACTCAACTGGAACAAACGATACTTTAATCAAGACAGCATGGATTTCATCTAACGCTGAGTACCAGAAGTACTTTGCAGATGTTCCGTTCAATGGCAAGATGTATCCGACAGGGCGAGTACGCATCTTCACTGAGCCTGAGTACGGCAAGGATGTAAACGATAACACCATCCTTGTTGGTATTAGAAAGCATGGCCGTGGACAGTTCCAGACACCAATCACATCACACAATGCAGGAATTGATTCGTCATGGACTTCTCCAAGTTCGCGGTTTGTCATAGATCAGGATACTGATTACCTGTTCAAGCAAAAGGCATACGGATCGGTTGCCAATACGACTAGCGGCAAGGCTAAGTCAATCAAAAACGTCAGTGCAACGGTCAATGGAGTGATCAAGAACTTCTTTAGAAACGTAACGTATACTGAATCTGAAATAGCCTCATTCCTCACGGCGCAGGCTGGCACTCTGCAAGCATCGGCTCTTGTATTGAGAGGATTTAAAGACGACAACAAGGATGATGTAAGCAACCTTACTGTAGTAAAGAAAGAACTAACATCGTCACCGAACTATGTAGGCGCTCGTATGAGGGTTATCGGTGAAGTCAAAGCCGCTGGGGAAATGGATCAGACGGCACTTGGAGAGAACACGTACTACAGCGATGCTGGTGGCGCTCGTGTGATCACGGGCGGCTCTGGTGGTATTGCAATCAATGTGAATCCAGAAACGAACACTGGATATTTCTTTGAGTTGATAGCACTCAGCAACACGACGCTTGGCTCCAACGCAACCAATACAGATGCACACAATGTGATCTTCTACAAGAACGTTGCCCCTGCTGGCGGTAACGCAAACTCCAAGAGCGTGCCCCTCAAACTGTGGGGCGGCAGAGCAAACGTAGTGGTTGACTCTGGCGAGTTCGTAGGTCTTGGACGACAGGCTGGCGAAGAGATTCCCAACGTGTACGACATTGCTATTGAGTACAAAGAGATGGCTTATGGTATACGATTCTATTTGTACATCAACGGACAGGAAGTAGCCGTGGTTGACGACACATTCCTAGTTCTTCCAAAGACTAACACATACGGCCTGTTCTGTCGCGGGGCATCCAAGGTGATGTTTGAAAACACAATGGCTATCAGAGACTACACCTCGTCAATGAACCTGTTGAACTACGCGCTACCATCATCATTCGGTGCCGACACGATCAATGCTAACCAATCAATGACCAAATTTGCTCTGAATGGTGTTGTACAGAAAGCATATCTAGATGGGATCAGCACAAGCACCTCCCCTAACGTCACCATGTTCTACGACGAATTCGGAACAATCATGCGTGAGTGTGCATACTTCAATATCAAGTTTGACAAGGCGTATCCGGCACTAAGAGCGAAGATGTCTCCTACATTCAACAATACACAGGGATACTTCGTATCTGGATTCACGCACCATGCATACGGAGCAGAGTTCCTTGTGTTTAATGCAACAGATAAGGCTCTCAACCTAGACGAAACATCTGGTAACTACCTCCGCATTCAAGGCGTAGCCTTCACACAAACTAACCAGCGCACGCTCACTGTTGACGATTACTATAACGAAGTGGGAAGTACAAGCGATGTGTTTACTGCGAGTATGAACCTGTTGCGCGATCCACTCATTGCCAAGGAAACGTATCGTGATGTGCGTATTGATAGAAGAAAGCGCGGGAAGCAAGAGTTCAGCCTTCAAGCAGAGTATATTCAGAGACAAGATGATGCTGAGAATATGATGGCTTGGCTTGCTTCTGAATTGACTCAGCAGAGAATGCTTATTGGTGTTAGCCTATTCCCCTATCCGATTCTTCAACTTGGTGATATGGTAGAACTAGATTACACAGATTCAAATGGCGTAGAGTTTGCTGGTGGCAAGCGCTTCGTGGTGTATAATATAGAATATGAAAAGAATGAAGAGGGGCTGGATCAGAAAGTGTATCTGGCAGAAGTATTATGAGTAGATTTTATAGGCAGGACATATCGCCAACACCACTAACAGTGCCACCGTGGCTGCAACCAAACAATGACAGCATCGTGGTGGCTGCTGATCCAAGCATCGTCGTTGAGGGCTATGATCCAGATATTGATGTAATGGCCGACCTAATCTTACAGGATATTGGGGCGGTAGAACTATCTATGATGACCAGATACGACTCCCTGGACGGTGCTAGAATGGCTTACTCACCAATACCTACTAAGAGCAGACTTGTTCCTTATTCTGTTAACAACCTAATGGGGCAGCCGAACTCTGCCCTAGCGGCCTCGGGACAGGACTTTCTTAACTCGTCACACTATGTAGAAGGTGAAGTGAATCGAGGGTATGCACTTAATGGCGAGCCACCCTCACTCGATATGAACATTCAGGTTGCAACGTCAGCAGACGTAGTGCCGTTCTCCACTTCTGGCGAGGTGTACGAAGTAATCTAATGTTTACCAACGAAGGAAAAGGACTAGTAGCACGTAAAGTAGGTGGCCTTACAGACTCATGTATCGACTACCTTGCAATTGGAATCGGCGGTAGACCAATCCCGTCAACTATCGCTAACGTCGCTGACAACTCTCATCAGTCTCAATACATGACACAAATGGTACATGAGGTTGCTCGCGTACCAGTAATATCAACGCTTCCATTATCGGACGGACGCATTAAGTGTATTGCTGAACTACCAAACGATCTTAACTGTGAGTTTACTGAGGTGGCGCTATGGACACACGCAGAGAATGCTGGGTCTGGTCACCCACCAACACAGGTCATTGCGGCATTCGATCAGACGGAGAACTGGAAATACGATGGAACTACAGACCTCTTAACAAAGACAACCGTATCTGGAGAGGCAGACTTTGCTCAGCAAGAAGCACTATCTTCAACAATGAAGGCATCCTACTCGCCATACGATGATTTGCTATGGACAATGAGGCCGGATCGCCGTACAAATAAAGAGGGATTTAGATTGAGCACACACGGCATTCTACTGCGTAGCAATATGTCAACGATTGGGTCTGGGTGGCCTATGTCGGCATCTGGCGGGAACAGCATCAAGCGCAGTGTCAGTGGACTACCGTTTGATACCGCAGGCCCAGACGATCAGTTGAAACTATCATACTTTATTACAGCGCCAGCATCAACTACGCCACCATCATCTGTAAGAGTAATGGTATGGTTTAAAACAAGCGACAACAAGTATGCTAAATGGCATTTCAAGCAAGATACAACTATGGCTGCCGGAACGGTAACTACCACATCTGGCAGCGCCAGCGTCACATTGAGTGCGGATACAGACTTGCGTCATGGTGACATCCTATGGAACTCGTCTGCAATGGAATACCCGACTCAATTCTTCTATGCAGACGGATCAACAACAGCAGGAACGTTAAGCATGAAGGGCGGGAAGACAAGAACTGGATCAATAGATGTCAACCCTATAACATGGGGAGATGCGACTGTAAAGTCTCGCAACAACAGTTACTTTACACAGTACACTAAACTGCAAAACGATTCTGTATCTGGTAAGACAGATATAACATACGACTCTGGATTCCTATGGGCCAATGTGTCTGAGATAATTGTATACTCAGAAATCTCAACGGCAGGGTTTTACCTTGGTCTTGATGCACTAAGTTTCGTCAATACCGACACAGCCAACCCTGGGTACGGCATGGTGGCATACGACATTGCAAAGAACTACCCAACACGAGGGATTGTAACGCGCCAAGGCAGCCCAACAAGTGTAGTCTTTGAGGTGCAAATTGTCTAAAAGACTATTCCATGCAGAGGGGGTGCCTACAGAACCTCAAGTTTCTGGATTACCCGACTTCACAGATGAGAGTTTGATCGAAGCCAACCCGTATATCATGCGAGGGAGGCTAACTTCTGGCCTCTCACGCGGGGTGTGGAGTGCAATCAACCTACCAGACTATCAATACGATACTGATACGGATAGCAACTGGGCTTCTGGATCAAACGCAAGTAAACTGTACAAGCAAGCATCTGTTATAGCAGACAATCCAATCACCTCAAATAAATTCTATGACACATCTGCAAACTCATACGTTGAATACGTTAAGGAAGTAACGGTCAACCTTGATGAACTGGCCGCGCAGAATGCTCCTACAACAGGTGTTGATGTATGGTTTAGATGGATGCCCGCTGCGGCGTTTCAAACATTCACATTCACCGATCCAGGCGGATTGATTGATGGGCTGGCACCTCCAACATATGACTTTGTTGATGCGCCAGCACAACTAGATGATATACCTTCTGGCGGGTGGCAGTTGAATGGTCAGTCGTCTATTGATCAGGACTACAACATTGATCCATATTGGGAGCCTAATGAGTGGTCATTTGTTGGAACTAGATTTGCAACATCATTCAGTGTGGCGATACCAATACCACAAGAGTACCGCGACTGGGAAGCGTATTGGGAAGGTCTTGGCGGCGGAAAGCCTGCTGATGGATTTCGTAAACTTCACGTTAACGACTACTTCAATGACGTTTGGTTTCAAATTCTAGTAACTGGTCATTCGTCATGGAAACCAGATAGGTTTAACTATAGATGGATTGGCAATACTGATCAATACACATCATCGGACTTTGATACTGGTATGTGGGCAACCTACCAAAGATACTGGTCTGAGGGTGCTGCAAACGGTGCTATTAACAATTACAAAATAGGTGAGTTCTTCACAGACGCACGAGTTGAGTCTATCAATTATAGAACCGCTGGCTACCTTCCGTGGAATCCACATTACGGAATGACGAAATCAGATCAGTGGAACACATACCGTCGCCAACGAACAACGTTTGGTGATATAGCAATCTTTGCTCCTAGGCGATGGAGAAAGGTTTTTGAAATTTAAGGAGGAATATGCAAACAATCAATAAGGGAGCGCCGCTAGATGTGGCGTTTGTCAATGATCTAGTCAATACTGTTGAGCAACTTGTTGCAGACAGCACTACGTCTAAATACAAGAGAGCAACGATCAAGGACAATATCTATTCAAATGGTACGTCAACTACTGTTAGAACGGCAGATGCTCGTATTCACGCAGAAACGTTCTACGCGGGGGTGCTTCAGAATGTAGCCCCTGGACAGCATGCAACATTTGAATTGCCGCTGACTAACTTCCTTAGTGCTCCTGTGGTTACGGTGACTCCGATCCTCACCAACCCAGGAACAACAAAGGCAGATATTTCAGCAGTAATCACTAGCGTCAACACAAGTCGCGTCGTTGGCTATGTAACGTCAAATGTAACTTTGAGCGAGGGCCAGCAGATTGCACTATCACTTATAGCAGTTGGTGTACCGACCAACTAGAAAGGACTCGCGTGAAACCACGAGACAAACTCAAGCCATCAAAAAAGGAAGGCAAGATTTGTAAGATATGTGTAGGGTGTCAGAGGCACTACTACATATACCCATCTCAGAATAGGCGTGGTCGCAAGTACTGTTCGCGCAAGTGTATGCTGAGTCTTGGGCCTCGTAACTGTGATGCGTGCGGGATGCCGTTCATGGTGTCTAAGAAAAGCAAGAAGAGAATATGTGGAAGTAAATGTCCTGCATTCTCTATCGAGTATGACTGTATAGTCTGCGAAAAAAATGTGGTTCGCCCACGGGCATTCGGATATGGCCTGTACTGTAGTTATTCATGCAGGCTGATAGACGTAGGCGAGGCAGCGGAGGTTCTGCGCGGTGGGATATCCAAACCAATCAATACCAAGCGTGATGCCCAGGTACGTGATGGTGATGCTATTGACAAGTACGATGTGTTCGAATTCTATGACTGGAAGTGCATCGTGTGTGATGAATACATCGACAAGGATTTGAGGTGGCCTGATCCTCGTAGCGCTACGCTTGAGCATGTGATACCATTAAGTAGAGGCGGGACGCATACGTGGGACAATGTTGCGCCAGCACACCTCTTGTGCAACGACAGTAAACAAGATGAAGTTGACGAAGAGGTCATTGACAGACATAAAGAGAGGTGGTATGATGGGGTCGCATGGACGACGGGGAGCGACAGAGTTGGAAATCTATAACAACTCTCCAACTGTTACTCCGGTCAACAAAATATGGTGCTTAAACAATAGACTATACAGATACAAGACTCGTGACCGTGCAGGTAACCTAGTCATACTAGAAGATATGCACGAGGGCAAGCGCGTATCGCTTCTCTATACAGACTTCATTGCTCGTAGAGAACCAGTCTATAGTGTATCAAAAGTAGCCGACTTGTTAAACCGACACCATACATGGGTAAAGCGTGAGATTTGGTACGGCAACTTCAAGCAGCCGCTGTACGCAACGCCAGATAAGATGGGGGCGCGTGGTAAGCAAGGCTACTACACTCAGAAGGATGTGTACGAGTTGAGAGAGGTCATGGTTGAGCGTCGTAAGAAGCGCAAAGATGGAATCGCTTATCAGCATAACTTCATACCGTCTGAGCAGGAGTTGACACATCGGATGGGCCGTGGTATGCTTACATATACCCGTCTAGGTGACGGCAGGTTCGTCCCGATCTGGGAAGAGACAGTTCTGTAGAAAGGAACATGATGGAAGAGCAAGAGTTAGAAGTGCAGCCGCCTTCGACTGGCATCACATGGAGCATTGGGTATACTCACAACCTGGGTAACTTCCAGTCGCTGCGACTTGATGTTAGTATTAACGACTTCACTCGTGAAGGCGAGAGTGTGCGAGATGCCTCTGAGCGCATCTACCGCTTTGCTGAGAACGAGTTGGCAAAGAAGATCAACGAGGCGAAGGAAACCTTCGATAAGTAAGGGTCATGTACTGCATGATCTTCGCTCACAACGAGCGACACTTCAAACAAGTTAAAGTATATTACACGATGGGCTTTGCCCACTTCTCATTCCGGTGGGGGTGTGGTATCATGAACATGCGAGAAGCGCTTGGTGCTGTCCGATGGGCGCACAGGCATGGATACGATACAGAGAAAGTAGATTACTATGGCTGAACGCAAGATGCGTTACGCTGTACTCAGCCACTTTGAAAAGTATACTAAGGTTGGCAACAAAGCCAAGTTTCAGTGGGATGCTGACGGGCTTTTAGAATCGTATAGTTACGACGAGATTAAAGATGTCATAGATTACTACGCCAAGGTTAGCGGCGGTAATCCTGTATGGAAGAAACTAGTATACGAATTTGATGACTTCCGTGCTGCTATGAAAGACGCTGCCCAGGATAGGGCTATGCGTAAGCGCAATCGAGATATGTTGAGGAAGTGGATGGATGAGTGAAGCAAAAGTAATTACTGCTGTCCTACAGGACAAGCAGATACACCACCTGTTGCAAGGTAACGTTGACGCTATTCTTGTAACGCATGTTGACATTTGGAACTTCATTAAGGAGTACTATGCCAACAACAATACGGTGCCCCCGGCGACGGTGATTCTGGACAAGTTTCCAGACTTTATTCCTGAGAAGGGAGTGGGTGCAACCAAGTATCATCTTGACGAATTGCGTGGTGAATACCTAGACCGCGAACTGCGTCAGATCATTAGGTCTGCTGCGGAAGCGGTATCTGATGGTGAGCCAACGAAGTCAATGGAGATGTTAAGCGTTGGTGTACGCAACCTTAATCAAGAAGTAAACATAGTCAAGGATATTGACGCAACAGATACGGACGCGGCTGTGGCTCACGTTCGTAGGTTGATTGAGAACAGCACGCTAGCACATGGTATTAAGACAGACATTATTGGCCTTGATATGTGTTTCCCGTCCGGTATTCGTGGCGGGCAGTTTGGAATTGTCCTTGCCTATCCCGCTGTTGGTAAGTCATTCTTTACCCTATATCTTCTGGCTCAGGCTTGGAAACAGGGTTTTACCCCAATGATTGTATCTCTTGAGATGAGTGAGACAGAAGTCCGTAATAGGCTCTATACAATTCTTGGTAATGGCCGATGGAGTCTCCGTAAGTTGAGCAGTGGTGCAGTTGATATTGATGAGTTTGAGCAGTGGCACCACAAGATGTTCGACGGTAAGCATCCATTCCATATCATTAGCATGGACTCTATCGGTGGCGAGGTAACACCAGAGGTTATCAGGGCGAAGATAGATCAGTACAAGCCAGACATTGTAGTAGCAGACTATATGCAACTAATGTCACCGTCTGCTCGTGCTGAAAGTGAAGTAGTCAAGATGAAGAACCTGAGCCGCGAGATGAAACTACTTGCTATGAGTGAGAAGGTTCCGATCATTGCAATCAGCAGTGCCACACCAACGGATTCAAGCGATATGAGTGAGCCACCTACGCTTGCTCAGACAGCGTGGTCGCGTCAAATGGCGTATGATGCTGACTGGATTCTTGCTCTTGGTAGAGGGCCGTCTAGCGACATTATGGTTGTAGTCGGGCGTAAGAACCGCGAGGGTATCCTTCCAGACTTTCTCATGCAGGTAGATATGGATATGGGTATGTTTACGTTCAAGAACTTTACAGAGTTCGAATGATGAAGCCACCGCCACCGCGTAAGCGTAATAAGAAATCAGTAGTCAAGAAACTTGCTGGCGTATACGGTCAGCAGTACTCTGCTAAAGACTTGGCTATTGCATATGCGGTTCATGAACGAACGTGGAGCGGGCTGTTCGGTGGCAGGTACGATATTGTTGGCGAATGCTTCATTTGGAATGGAGATGTAAACGAAAATGGGTATGGACTCAAAAAGTTGCTTCATCACGAAGTTAGAGGGCCGTTCGAAACAGTGCTGGCTCACAGGTTATCCTTTGCTTTTGACAACGGCTTTGATGCGCTTCCGTTTGGTTCTGGGAAGTTAAAGTTGTCGGATGGAGTGATAGATCATATATGCAACAACAAGCGATGCATGAACCCAAGACACCTTAGAGTACTCTCTGGATATGATAACTTAGCCAGAGCGCGTAGGGGTTGACAACTCTTCTCTGGTGTGCTATAGTGATGGAGTCACATGAAGTGACGGAGTGGGGGTCGATCTCATTCCCTTTCTCTGATACCACGGCCCCCACTCCACAAAAGAATAGTACAATAATTGTATGTATCATCATCGTCATGTGAAGCGCTTCCATGTAGAAGGCGTGATCCATGCTGATAATGCGATCCCAAGATTTAAAACAGAATACACACGCATGTTAGGACAATCTATGCGTGAGCGAGGGTACGTAATGCGTATTGACATTGCACCAGACTTCACGATAGAGTACAATGGTAAATCATACGAGTTCCAACTAAGCGTGTACGGAACATACGTAGGACGAAAGAAGGCGCAATGCATAGAGTATCTAGACGGCAGCAAGCCGCTTATGATGAAGGATACGTTGCCCAAGTCCTTAATTCCGCAGGAATAGATATAGTTACAGAAGTACCATCTGACTACATCATCTACTGTCCATACCACAGCAATCACCGTACCCCAGCGGGGGAAGTGTCTAAGACTTTAGGAACGTTCTATTGCTTCTCATGTAACGCTGTGGCTAGTCTAGAAGAACTAGTCATGCATGTTACTGGCAAGTCCTACTTTGAGGCGTTGCGTATTGTTGGCTCGCCCAAGGTAAACGTGGTAGACGCTGTAAACAAGATGAGCGTCAATGAAGAGTTTGAGGAGTACGATACTGAGTTGATCGCTAGGCTACACCGTGACCTAGGAGATAGAGCAATTAAGTATCTTAATGGGCGTGGGATCACGGCGTTAGAAGAGTTTGAGATAGGCTACTCTGCTAATAGAGACTCGATAGTGATTCCGGTACACTCACCCACAGGTATGCTTGTTGGCTTCCAGGCGCGCAGCATAGACGGCAAAGACTTCAACAACTCGCCGGGGCTTCCAAAGCGGAGACTCCTGTTCAACCTTCATAGAGTAAGAACCTCTTTGTACGTATATGTACTTGAATCGCCTATGGATGTAATCAGGTGTCACCAGTTGGGAATCCCAGCGGTATCTACATTTGGTTCTGGTGTAACTAAAGAGCAGAATGAACTTGTCTTTAAGTACTTCCCAGAGGTATACGTAGTTCCAGACCGCGATGAGGCTGGTAAGAAGATGGCCTTGACAATGATGAAGAAGGGTGCTAAACTGGTACCAGTGCCAGAGGGGTACAAAGACCCCGGTAACATGACCGACGAAGGGATCAAGCAATTGCTTAGTCGTGATATTCTAGCGGGGCTGTTCTAGTGTGTGCTATGGGTGAGTGGGCTGCTGTCATGGCGTTCGCTGCAACCTATAACATTCAAGATTCAAAAGTAATCAACGACGTTGCTATGGAAATTAGTCATGCAGACTTCGCATCCCCGGCTGATCTACGCCAGGGAATCGTGAAGGCGTTTGACAAACATGGCATCCACATGGTATAATGTATATGACACCGGATCAACACCGGATTAGATAGGAGAAATATATGTCATTTATTACTGGATTGAAAGAACTAGGTAAACTAGTTGAAGAGTCAGAGGAAACCACTGGTAACAAGGTTAACTGGCTCAAGATGGCCCCAGGCCAGACGGCAACAATTCGTTTTGTAAACGAACTCGATGAGGACTCTCCCAACTTCGATGCAGAGCGTGGTCTTGCTCTTGTTGCTTACGAACACACTAACCCAGAGGATTTCCGTCGCAAGGCTGTATGCACGATGGAATCCGAAGGCCGATGCTTCGGGTGTGAGATGAACGAGCGCGGCAAGAAGGGCTGGTACAAGAAGCCACGTTTCTACATTAATCTTCTTTTTGATGATGGTGTAGAGCCGCCCAAGGTGGTTGTGTGGTCTATGGGTGTGAAGCGTAGCCAGACGTTCGCCATGATTCGTGAGTACGCTATTGAGACTGGTAGCATCTCCAACCTCAAGTGGCGCATCAAGCGCAGCGGTAGTGGTACAGACACTACATGGACTCTGATCCCTGGTGGCCCAGATGCTACTCCGTTCGATTGGAGCGACGTAGAGGTTCCCAATCTGGAATCAGCACTTCGTCAGGTGCCTTACTCTGAGCAGGAGCAGTTCTTCCTCGCTGTGAAGAGCAACGAGGTCAAGGACGAGGTTGACAATTCTAGCATTCCGTGGTAGTCTTGTGGAGAGGGATTGGCCGAGTAGTTAGGCAGTTGGCTGCAACCCTTCTTACGCGGGTGCAAATCCCGCATCCCTCTCCACTTGACAACTCCGTGCGAGTATGATACACTAAGGTATCAGCGAAGCACATGGGGCTTACAGGCAAGGTGCCGATACACCCTTGCAAGGTGTTATGGCGGGGTTCGATTCCCCGAAGTTCCACGCCACATTAATTCAATGGTAGAATGACTGTCTTGTAAACAGTTCGTTGTGGGTTCGATTCCTACATGTGGCTCTAGTGGGTCGGATAATAACGGTTATCTAATCAGATGCGAATGAAAGGTCGTTGTTAACTACATATCCACGATAACTAAATAAGAGTGAGCCGAATGGATATCGTTTATCTCTGTGGAAGAAGTATCGAAGGTTCGATTCCTTCCTCCCCGACCATCGGGGGGTAGTGAAGTGGTATCACGCTTGCGCCTTGTGCGCTCTACGATTCCTTAACATGTTCACTCACATAACTAAATACTTGCGGGTCGATAGATAATTGGTTATCTTTCAAATGGTGAAAATATAGGTTCGATTCCTGTCGGAGTACAATTGTTAACTCCGTTGGCTAATGGTAAGCCACTCTCCGATTATCGACAACATACCCGCAACATGGTGTGTAAAGCCGAAAAGCGAGGCACTAGGTTGTGATCCTAGACGTAGTGGGGGCAGTACCCATTGCACACCCCAACTACCTGTGGGAAAATAGGCTAATCCGCGTCGTTTGGGGCGATGAGACTGCTGGTTCAAGTCCAGCCAGGTAGACTTACGGGTCGGAGACATTAGGTTATCTTTCTTGCCTATAATGAGACAGTATCACCCTAATGTTATCTCATATCCGTAACTGACTCAGACGAGTCGGCCTGATTTGGTTATCTGGTAAAAAGAGGTGCGAGTGGTACGCCACACACTTTAATAGGTGGTTCAAGTCCACCAATTTAAACCAATTCATACAACACATTCGTCTACAAACAAAGGAGAAGAACATGACAGCACTACGTGGAGTAAACCGTAAGGTTACAGCACAGACTGAGAAGGCACGCCCTGATCAGGTTGAGAACAACGCTGGTGGATTCACATTCACAGTGACAGACAAGGATCGCCTAGAGCGGTTCCTGATTCTTGGCACTGACGGCGGTACGTACTACGTCACAGAGCGCGACATTACTAAGGACTCTGTAGAGTTTCTTAGCAAGATGATTGCAACTGATGAGGAACTAGTACGTCAAACAGTGCTGTCTGTTTCTGACGAGGGACGCGCATACCGCAACTCCCCCGCACTGTTCGCTCTTGCCATGCTGTTCACTGACGGCAAGGACAAGGCAGCGACTCGTGCTATCTTTAACAAGGTAGTGCGTACATCGACTCACCTGTTTGAGTTCGCTCAGTATATCGAGAACCTGGGTGGATGGGGTCGCGCAAAGCGCAACGCCGTTACTTCATGGTACGAAGATCAGGACGTTGACAAGTTGGCTTACCAAATGGTTAAGTATAGAAGTCGTAATGGCTGGACACATAGGGATATGCTACGTCTGTCGCACCCAACTCGCCTGGACAACTCTGCTGCCGAGTTCGCTCTGCACGGTAACGTGACAGAGCAGGCTCCTGCAATCATGCAGGGCTACGCTCAAATGGCGAAGGCATCGTCAGTAGAAGAGGTAGTTGCTACCCTTTCACAGTTTAAGAACCTACCGTGGGAGACAATTCCTACTAAGTTCTTGAACAACGATGAGGTGTGGAAGACATTATTCTACAATGGTCAGTTGCGTGGGCAGAACGCAATCCGTAACGTTGGTCGCCTTGGCAAGATCGGTGCGTTCAACGATATGGTGTTTGCAAACGACTTCTCAGAAGTAATCACTAATGGTGAGAACATCAAGAAGTCTCGTTTGCACCCTGTCAACTTCCTGAACGCTATCCTTGCGAACCAGGAGAGTGGCTATTACTGCTGGAACTACAAGGCTAGAAGGTCAACTTTGCCTGCTCGCATTCAGGATGCTCTGAACGATGGATTCTATGAGTCGTTCAAGCACGTAGAGCCTGCGAACAAGCGTACATTGCTTGCGCTAGACGTTTCGGCTTCTATGTGGGGAGGGGAGACTGCTGGATTCTCAGGAGTGCCAGCACAGGCAGCGGCAGCAATGGCTATGACTATTGCTCGCACAGAGCCTTACTATGCGGTAATGGGATTCTCAACGTCATTCATTGACTTGGATATCTCACCACGTATGAGACTAGATTCTGTGTTCAAGGAGTTGTACAACCTTCCATTCGGAGGAACCGACTGCTCACTGCCTATGCGCTGGGCACAGGATAACAACATCGAGGTTGACACCTTCGTTGTTATTACTGACAATGAGACTTGGGCTGGTAACATTCATCCGTTCCAGGCATTGCAGCAGTACCGCCGTCGCGTCAACCCTGACGCACGCCTAGCGGTAATGGCAATGACACCAACCCGATTCTCAATTGCTGACCCAAAGGATTCAGGAAGCATGGACTTCGTTGGTATGGACTCTAACACTCCGAAGATTCTGACTGACTTCTCAGCGGGTCGTATCTGATGAAACTAACAAGCGACGATCTTGAATATCTGCTAGAGTCAACACTGCAATGTGTCGGCAGAGTGGATATAGTGGCTTACAACGAAGCAACAAGAATCGCTAGTTTCATCATCACACGGGAGAGGCTAGTGCCTGTAGTTGACTACCAAGCGGTAGACGCAGACAAGGAATTAGCCTCTCTTGTGGTTGGGCTAGGAATGTGGTATGCTGGTGGTACTGGTCAGGACGCGCTCAATGCAGCCGTGACACTGGCTTTTGTACTAGGTAACATTCTTGAAGATTACGAGATTCCCTCGTATCAAACACTCTGGAAGGACTAGAATTGAAATATGCAGCACTGCATGTTCACTCATGATATAATGAATCTATGAATGATCGTGCAACGTTGACTTCAATGTCTAGGAGAAATGAAAGTCTGATTGGCCTTACCAACCTGCATGGGTTGAAGTTTGTTTCGGGGCCGTA